GGTGACGGCCGCAAGGCCGCCGCCTCTTTTTCGTGTTCTCGAAACCGATAGGAGGTCAGTACAATGGCGTTTTTTATGGACCCCGGAGCGATGTTCCTCGGGTGCCTGAACGGTGTTGAGCAGAAGTTTTTGATTGAGCTCATTAAGACCGCTCGGCGTTCTGGGTACACGCGGTTCGTAGAGCCATGCGCCGGTACATTCGCTATGGCAAATCTGGCAATCCAGTCGGGGTTCAAGCCTGAGCAGATCGAAACCAGCGACGTGAACATGATGACCTCGGTGATGGGCTACGCCATCACAGGCCAGTCTCTCGAACCGCTGCAGATCCACGCACAGGGCTTCTCCGATGAAGAGCTGTTAGACCCGGCCGTGGCCCTGTACGCGCAAATCTATCTGCGGACATCGAAGAGCGCAGGGAACGAGTATTTCCACAACATCCTGCGCGACCTGCACGACAGGCGTGAAGAGCACATCGAGAGCATCCGCCGACAGCTTGAGGCCACGAAGAGCCTGCTCGGCGGCATGAGCTACCGTCCGCTGGATATGTGGGATCATCTCCGTGAGGTGAAGGACGACCCGCATACGATCATCGTGGCAAACCCGCCGACGTACTTCGCCGGCTATGAGAAGTTCTACGACACGCAGGGCAAGATGACTTGGAAAGAGCCGCCCTACGGTATGTTCGACCCCGAGACTGGGCACCAGCAGCTCTACGACATGATGATGGATGCCCCGGCTCTGCTCCTGTGCTATCAGGAGAAACGGGCAGGTGAGGCCGTCGGCCACACCATCTTTGCCCGTTCTGGGACACGCGCCGACCTGAACTCGTACATCACGACGAACAGGGAAGAGGAAGCCGTGGCCCTCGCCAAAGGGAAGAAAATCAAGCGCCCTCAGGAGGGCAAGCTGGAGCCCCTGAAATGCAGTATGCTCCCGCTCGACTATGAGATCACGGAGGACAGCGACATCCGAATTATCCAGATTGCCGGTGCCAATGCGCAGTATTACCGGATGCTCTGGACGCACAACTTCGTCGGCTCGCAGGCGACCTACAACCGCGCCGTCCTGATTGACGGATATGTGGCTGCGGTCTTCGGTATCTCGAAGATGGCCGCGGACTCCATCTTTGTGTGGTACGTCATGAAGGCGCCGCACAAGCTGTACCGTCTCGGACGCCTCTGCTATATGCTGGCCCAGAACCAGAGCTTCGTGGACACGCTGCTCGACGACATCGACCAAGAGAAGGTCACGAAGATGCGGACGGCCATGCTCACGAAGTACGCCGAGAACAAAGAGGTTCGCGGCATCATGAAGCTGGTCAACCGGCAGGAGGACGCGAAGAACGGGTACAAGCTGACCTATGAGGCCGCCCTTGTGGCTGGCCGTGACGAGAAGGCTACGTTGGCCGAATGGCTGAGGAGGGAGAAACAATGGCAGCAGAAGAGAGCACAGCAATGAGCTACGAGAAGATTTACGACATGGGCACTGGCCTGATTATTGCCAAAGTCCAGCTCGATAAGGTGCGGGAGCAGGACATCAACGCCCGCATCATGAAGAAGGAAATGCAGGATCAGCTTACCGCGAACATCAAGAACCGCGGCCAGCTTGAGAGCCTGCCCCTGCTGGTGGAGAAAGACGGCGTTCTGGAGATTATCTCCGGTCATCACCGCATCAAGAGCGCCCGCGCCGCCGGCATGAAGGAGATTATCGCCATCATCGACGTGAGCGGTCTGTCCCGCTCCAAGATCGCGTCGAAGCAGTTGGCCCACAACGCCATCAGCGGCTTCGATGACCCGTCCATCCTGCGCGAGATCTGCAAGATGCTTGACGACGTGGACGATATGCTGGAGAGCTATATCGGCAAGGACATCATGGAGGAGCCTCTGGAGCAGTACGATAAGCTGCTGTCCCCGGCGGTGCATTTCGACTTCAAGAACATCACGTTTTCGTTCCTGCCCCATCAGGTGAAGGATATGGACGCGCTGGTGAAGAACCTTGAGTCCTCGGCACCTGAGATTATCGGTGTCGCGCCCTACGAGCAGTGCAAGCAGTTCATCGAGGCGCTGGCCCGCTACCAGAAGTTCTCCGACATCCGCAACGTCGGCGCCGCTATCCACTCCATGATCGAGAGTGTCACGGAGAAGATGGACGAGGTCGGCTTCAAGGACGACGAGGAGTGGACGTATCTGACGAAGATTTTCGGCAGCAACGCCATCCCTGCGGAGTCTGCAGCTACCATTACGAAGGCCATCAAGAAGGCCGAGAAGGACGGTGCTATCACGAGCAAGAACCGTTGGCAGTTGATCGAAATGCTTGCCACCGAATATCTGGCAGGAAAGTGAGTGATGTGATATGCCGGCCCTCAGCAAGTACAATCCCGAATACCACGACGATTGGGCTTGGTCGCTGGCAATCAAGGGAGCCACGAACGACGAGATTGCCGAGGCTTTCGGCATCTCGACGCGCACCTTTATTCGCTGGAAGCAGGAGCATGAGAGCCTGAACGACGCAGTCGAGCGAGGAAAGAACATCGCCGACTCTAAGGTCGAGAAGGCGCTTTATCAAAGGGCTTTGGGCTACCAGATTACCGACACCGAGAAAACAATCGACATGGATAAGGACGGCAACCCGAAGCCCGTCCGCATCAAGAACACGACGAAGAACATAGTGCCAGACACTATGGCAATTATGTATTGGCTGAACAACCGCAAGCGTACCCAGTGGGCGCAGCGGCAGGAAGTCGCCCTCTCCGCCGGCGATGATTCCGAAGATGTTCTGATCTATCTCCCCGCAAACGGCAGGGACGATGGCGACCAGCAAGAGTCCTGAGAGAAAAGTCCGTGTGCTGAAGCCACAGTTCGGCCCGCAAGAGAAGTTTCTTGCAACCCCTGCGGACATCTGCATCTACGGCGGAGCGGCCGGCGGCGGCAAGACCTACGGCCTGCTGCTGTCGGCGTTGAGATACAAGAATGTCAAGGGCTTCGGCTGCACGATCTTCAGGAAGAACTACAAGCAGATTTTCGCCCAAGGCGGTCTGTGGGATGAAGCCCAGAAGATGTACCACGGTATCAACGGGGCACAGCGCAAAATCTCCGACGGCACGTGGTCGTTTCGAGATAAGGACGGCAACGAGGTTTCCAAGGTGTCCTTCGCGCACATCGAGCGTTCGGAAGAGCTGGACAACTGGCAGGGCGCTCAGATCTGCGAGATCGGCTTCGACGAGCTGACGCATTTCAGCGAGGAGATTTTCTTCTATATGCTGTCCCGTAACCGTTCGACCTGCGGTGTCAGGCCGTTCGTTCGAGCGACCTGCAACCCTGACGCCGATAGCTGGGTGGCGAAGTTCATCGCATGGTGGATCGACCAAGACACCGGCTACCCCATCCCTGAGCGTTCTGGCCTCATTCGCTACATGATTCGGCGTGACGAGGTCGTTTACTGGGCGGACACCAGAGAGGAACTCTGGGAACGCTTCAATCTGACCACACCGGAAGAGAAGAACGAACCGAAGTCGGTGACGTTCATCATGTCTTCCGTGTACGACAACCAAGAGCTGCTGCGTATCGACCCCGGATACCTGTCCAACCTGAAGGCGCTGTCGGTCATCCAGCGTGAGCGACTCCTCAAAGGCAACTGGAAGATCAGGGCCGCCGCCGGCCTGTTCTTCAAGAGAACGCAGCTTGGCGAGATCCTGACCATCATGCCGCAGGACGTCATCCAGTGGGTTCGCTGCTGGGACTTGGCGGCAACCGAGAAGACCGAGAACGGCGACCCGGCCTATACCGCTGGCGTCCTGATGGGCAAGCGGAAGAACGGCCGATACGTCATCGCGGACGTCATCAACAAGCAGATGAACGCCTCCGATGTGCGAAAGACGATAAAGCTGACTGCTCAGGCAGACCGTGCGGCGTACAAGCGTGTCCGCGTCCGCCTGCCTAAAGACCCCGGCCAAGCCGGTAAAGAGCAGGCCGAGTCCTACATCAAGTTCCTGTCTGGCTTCGACGTTACGGCCGTCGCTGAAAGCGGCAGTAAAGAGGCCAGAGCTGAGCCTATGGCCGCACAATGGCAGGCCGGCAACTTCGACATCATGTATGGCGAGTGGAACGAGGCGTATCTTACGCAGCTTGAGAACTTCCCAGACGGAAAGTTCAAGGATATGGTCGATGCAAGCGCCAACGCATTTGCGGAGATCGAAACGAAGACGGCGTTCAACGTCGGCAACCTGATTTGAGAAAGAGGTGAGAGGGCATGGACGACAGACGCAAAGACCAAGCCGAGCGCATCGTGAAGAGGTACGCCCACCTGATCGAGATGCAAGCCGGCAAGGCCGTTCGCCCCTACCGAGCCGACGGCTACGTGAACATGATGAACAAGTACGGCACGAGCAAGGACACCACGGAAGGGTATCGGTTCCGTGCCGAGCCTGTGGTTCCCGATGAACTGCTCACCATGTACTACGAGGGCAACGGCCTGTTTGCGAAAATCATCGACACGCCCGCAGAGGAGGCCATCAAGCACGGCTTCACGCTGGAGAGCACCAAAGACCAGAAAATCGAGGACTTCTATACGGAAGCCCTCGACGAGCTTGACTGGGAAGAAACGGCCATGACCGCCATCCGCTGGGCGCGGCTCTTCGGAGGTTCCATCGCCGTGATGATGATTAACGACGGCCGCGGTATCGACGAGCCTCTGGACTGGCGCAACATCCGGTCGATTGACGATATTCGCGTCTATGACCGCTCGGTGATCCAGCCCGACTATCAGAGTATGTTCTCCTACGACCCGCGTGACCCGTTCCGCACCAGAGGTTCCCGCCTCGGTATGCCCGAGTTCTACCACGTGACGAGCCGTACCGGTACGTTCACTGTCCACGACAGCCGGTGTCTGGTCTTCCAGAACGGCATCTTACCCGAGAACACGACCAACTCGATTTACCAGCTCTGGGGCATCCCCGAGTATGTGCGAATCAACAGGGCCATCCGTGACGCGGAAGTGGCCCACGGCAGCGCAACGAAGCTGCTCGACCGCTCCGTTCAGGCGGTCTACAAGATGAAGGATCTGGCCGCAGAGCTTGCCACCGAAGAGGGCGAGGACAGAGTCCTGCGCCGTCTGCAGACGATTGACATGGCCCGCGGCCTGCTGAACAGCATTACCATTGACAGCGAAGGCGAGGATTACGACTTCAGGCAGTTCCAGTTCAGCGGCGTCTCCGACGTCATCGACTCGACCTGCAACTTTCTGTCGGCGCTGACCTCGATTCCGCAGACCATCCTTTTTGGCCGTTCGCCGGCAGGCATGAACGCCACCGGCGACGCTGATTTGGAAAACTGGTACAACTATCTGGAGCGCATCCAGAAGCGCATGGTGAAGAAGAACCTGCGTTACCTGCTGTCGGTCATCTTCCAAGCTGGCGTTCGCACCGGCGAAGTGGATGAAGTGCCGAAGATCAAGGTGGAGTTCAATCCCCTGTGGTCGCTCAGCGACACGGAGCAGGCAGACCTTGACCAGAAGCGGGCGCAGACACAGTTCACCAGAGCGCAGACCGCCCAGCTCTACATCGACAAGCAGGTTATCGACCCGAGCGAGGTTCGTGCCAAGCTGGCAGACAGCGAGGAGTTCGATGTCGAGAATATGCTCGACGAGTACGACGACGAGGATCTGTTCCCCGACGAGCCTGCAGAGGGCGGTCAGGTTTCCGGTGACGTTGGGCAGAGCGTTTTCGAGCAGGGCCAGTTCGCTGACTATGCCGAGGGCACCAGCACCGAAGAACACAGGAAAGACCCCGGCGGAGACGGTGAAGCTCCCGCCGCCGCACCTGCTGCGACCAAGCTGCCGCAGGACATGAGCGACGAGGAACGTCAACAGTCAGCCTCCAATGCCCCGCAAAATCGCGCTAAAGCCTCGGTACAGGATGTCAAGGGTGATGGGAATACATCTACCCCAGAAGATACAAAAGCCTGTGTAGGCGTTCTGGTGGTCTCTCAGGGCAAGGTTCTGAGTGGAACCAGAAAGACGGAGTTCGGCCACGGCCTGATTTGTGGCCCCGGCGGTCACATCAAGGAAGGTGAGTCTCCGAAGCAGGCGGCGTTCCGCGAAGCTGAAGAAGAGTTCGGCATCAGCCCGAAAGAGCTGATCCCGCTCGGAAGAGGTCCTGTGGAGCCTGACACCGGCATTCAGCCGTACATCTTCCTGTGTACTGAGTACGAAGGCGAGCCGAATTGCGTGGACGGCGAAATGGCCGGCCCGCAGTTCAGAACGCTGGAGGAAATCGAGCTGCTGACCCCATCGCTGTTCCAGCCGTTTGCAGACGACGTGAAGCTCCTGAAGGAGGCCCTTCGAGGTGAATGCGACCCTTTTGAAGAGGATGGTGGCCCCGGCTCGGGCAACCACGGCCATGAAGGAGTTCCGGGCCAAGTGGGCGGCTCTGCCCCGAGCGGTGCTGGGCTCAATGAAAAAGTCCGCAGCGCAGCCAAGAAGGGCTACATGGAAGTTGACCGGCAGGTGCGGTCAACGCTGAAGGACGCTCCGGTTGGCACACGGTTCACGCAAAAAGGCGTGAGATACACCAAGACAGCCGAGAACGAGTTCACGTCTGATACGGGGAACAAGGCGACGCTGAATGCCATCGCCAACGGCGTTAATGTCGCCAACGAGTCGTCCATTCCAGAGTTCGAGGATGTGAAATCTGCCGATGTTGCCGCGCAGCAGCTTCAGAACGGCGAACTTAGTGCGAAGGAAGCGGCCGCATTGGTTCCGCCGGCATCAAGCAAGCAGATAAAGCGGTGGATTACAGACCCGCAGTTTCAACGGTCGGTGAAAGCAGGAACAGATCCGAAGCTGACCGCAGAGTTCGAGTCGTTCATCGCCAAAGCGGAAGACTTCAAAGGCGAAGCCTACCGTGGAGTGGGGTTCGATGACACGTCATTCGTGGACTCTCTGAAAGCTGGCGACCAGATCGACATGAAGGGCATTAGCTCATGGAGCAAGTTCCGAGATGTCGCGGCGGATTACTCGTTGGGGTGGAATGAAAAGCCTGTCAGTGTTGTCTTCAGAGTGAAGAACCCGAAAGGATCTGCGGAACTGAAAGAGTCTGGCGAAGGCGAAGTTTTGCTATCTGGAAAGAGCAAGATGCAGGTGAAAGCGGTGTCAAAGGTCAGCGACGACGGCGATTACATCGTCGATGTCGAGAGCTACGACGAATAAGCAGAGCGGACAGTAACCGCCCTGCTTTTCTTATGCCTGCAACCCATCGCCAAACCCGCGTAAATGACCGTAAAGGGGGCTTTGTCTTTGACCAACAACCAATACCAAGAGGTGGTTAAAAAGGCTGTACGCCCCAAGTTTCGGGGGAATAGACCCCTTCCTGCGAAGACCACCCCGCAATACCCACAATCTGCAGAGCGTGAGTACCGTCGCATCGCCGGCGCCTATATGCGGCTTCTGAACGAGGAACTGAAGAAGAAACTGCCCGCCATGATGAACGAGTACAAGCGGGAACGGCGCGGGGACTCCCGACTGGATGACAGCCGCGACCTCGACGCCCGCATCCGCCAGATGCTTCAGGAAGTGTCTGCGGCCCTTGAGAAGCGCATCTCGCAGTTCGGCCTCGACAGTAAAATCCAGCAGATCGCCAAGATGACGCGGAATACCTCAGTACGAGAGTGGAAACGTGCCGTCAAGGACACGCTGGGCATCGACATTCTGGACGACTACTACTCGGGCGAGCTGTACGAGCAGGCTATCCAGAGATGGATCGCCGAGAACGTGGCCTACATCAAGAGCCTGCCGACCGAGACACTCGGCAATATGCGGCAAATCATTCTGGACGGCTACCTGAACGGCCGACCGATCCGCGACATCCAGAAGGACATCCAGAGCGAGTACGGCACGTCCAAGCGCCACGCTCAGCTTTTGGCCCGTGACCAGCTTGCGACGTTGAACGCACAGATCACGAAGATGCAGCAGACCGACGCCGGCTGCAAGAAGTATCGGTGGTCTACGTCCCACGATTCCCGCGTCCGCCCGTGCCATGCGGCGCTGAACGGGAAGACCTTCGATTGGAACGACCCGCCTGAGATGTGGTACGACACCAAGGCTGGCCGAGTCTACACCGGCCGCAAATGCCACCCCGGCGAGGATTACTGTTGCCGCTGTGTGGCAATCCCCGTGTTCGACTACGACGGGGTTAATATCCCCATGAAATAATCAGGCGAGGAGGAGAGGACATGGAAACGAAAGAGAAGATCAAGGTCTTCATCGACTTCCAGAACGGTAAGACCGTTTGCATCTGCAAGCGCAGCCGCAAACGCTGCGGCAAGAACTGTTCGCCTGAGGTAGTCGAGAGGGATAAGTTCGCTGAATGGGAACGCACCTTCCACCGTGACCGCTTCGGAAAGAGCGAATAGGTGGTGAGTGCGATGACCAGATATAGACCCACCCGAAGCCGTGACGCTCCCGCAGGGGCACACCCGGCGCCAAATTCAGAAGAAAGGAAGGAAAAGCCGTGAAGAACGCTTGTGCAATCAGCAGCCTTGCGCGTCAGCTTGGCAAGGTGAGCGAAAAGCTCGACTCTCTTGCTATGGGAGTGCAGGATGTGGAGCAGAATGCCCCCGACCTGACCGACGTGTATCAGGGTTTGCTTCTCGACGAGATCGAGCACGTCCAGATTTTGACGCTGGAACTCACCAAGGCCGTTGTGGCTGCAGCAGAGGAAACCAACGCCGACGAGGGCGGAAGCGTCTTCGCTGCCGGCGACCTGACCGCTGAAAAGGCCGGGGACGGTGACGGAGACAACGGGCAGAGTGAGGAGAAGAAGTGATGCTCACGCTGCAGAACACTCCGAAAGGAGGTGGGCCCAATGAGTGAGGCCCCGAAATTATCTCAGGTGATCCGTCTGGACAGCCTCCCGCTGAACCAGACGTATTTCACTCCCGAAGGCTACCTGATGGACAGGCCGATCCTGACCAGCACGGGTATCTTCGAGTACACCAACCCTGACGGGAGCGTCAGGAGGGAGCTTCGGCTCCCTGAGGAAGTCTTCGCTGCTGAGAGTCTTGCCTCGTATCAGGGCAAGCCCATCATCATCACGCATGATGCGGGTCTGGTGGACAAGGACAACGTCCAGAAGCACCAGATCGGCACCATCCTGACGGAAGGGTATCGAAGCGGGGATGACGTCCGTGCGGAAATCGTCATTCACAACACCGACGAGATGCGGTATTGCGGCCTGAAGGAGCTGTCCCTCGGCTACAATCTGACGCTCGATGAAACGCCGGGTGAGTGGAACGGCCAGCACTACGACGCCATCCAGCGGGACATCCGCATCAACCACTTGGCCTTGGTCCGGGAAGCCAGAGCCGGTGAACAGGCGCGGTTAAATATTGATGGCCGTGATCCTGCAAGAACTCTCAAAGGAGGAAAAGTCATGAAGAAGAAAAATGCTCCCAAGAATGCTCGTCGCGCTGATGGCGTTCTGTCCCCGGAAGAGCTCGCCAAGGCCATTGAGGAGTTCAAGGCCCGCCGCGCTCAGCGCCTCGCCGCCAAGACCGACGAGGACCCCACCGAGGGTACTGATCCCGTAGTCAGCGCCAAGCCCACCAATGCCCCCGCTGCCGCGCAGGATGACGACGATACCGTTGTCGCTCCCGCCGGTCAGGAGCCTCAGACTGTCGAGGATAAGGTGGCGGCTGTCAAGGACAACCGCGACCGCCGCGATGCTGACGGCGACCCTGAGGATCTGGAGTCCGCGAAGGGCGTCATTGCCAATCAGGACGAGGACATGGACATCCTGTTCGACATCATCGACACTCTGCTCGCGCAGAAGGAGTTCGACGAGGCTGGCTGCACCAATCCTCAGACCGACGAGGGTGATGACACCACCGACGAGAACAACGACGAGGGTGACGACACCGACAATCAGGACAGCGACGACGACGCGATTCCCACCGCGACGCCTGCCGACCACACCCAGGGCGAAGTCCTGAACGCCGACGGCATCGACGCCATCATCCGCCAGCGCGTGAAGATCGGCATGATCGGCAAGGCTCTGAACCTCGACGGCGTTGAAGACATGAACATCTCCGCCGCCAAGAAGGCCATCATCAAGGCTGTGCGCCCCGAGATGCGCTTGGACGGTAAGAGCGATGCGTTCGTGAACGCCGCGTTCGAGTATGCCGTTGCCGACGTTGAGGCCCGCGGCAAGAAGGACGTTGGCTACCAGAAGAAGCAGATGTTCAACCGCGACTCTCGCACTCCTGCCAACAACGGCGTCGGTTCCGCTGATGCCGCCCGTCAGAAGATGATCGAGCGTCGTCAGAATAGAGCAAAGGAGGAAAAGTAACATGAGTGCTCAGACCAAGTACGGCTATTCCACCCCTATTGGCGCGGCTGGCGGTATCGTTGATGTCGCTCCGCACCAGATCGACACTTTCCTCAACGAAGAGGAGAACGGCGTCCTGAAGTTCGGCGTGGGCGTCGTTCAGGGCAGCAAGCCCGGTGTCAATATCGCCCTGCCCGAGAAGGCCGCTACCGCCGCCAAGTTCGAGGGCATCACCACCAACAACCGCACCACCGAGTACGATCTGGAGGGCAAGCTCGCCGTTCGTAAGGGGGCTGCCGTCGGCGTTATGCGCTACGGCAAGATTTACGGCCGCGTGGCTGAAGGCGTCGAGCCTGCCTACGGTGACAGCGTTTACCTGATTACCGAGGGTGAAGAGGCTGGCTGCTTCACCAACGCGGCTTCCCAGGCCGAAGGCTCCACCACCATCGCTGTCAAGGGCCGCTTCGTCGGCGGTGTCGATACCAACGCCCAGATTGCCCCGATTGAGCTGTTCAATCAGGCCCAGGCGTAAGAAAAGGAGGAACGTGAATTATGGCTACCAAAAAGCACATGAACTATGATAGCGACGAGGCCATGACCCTGCGGGGCTCCAAGATCCCCAAGGCTATCATGGCTTCCGAGGGCACTCGCTTCGACAGTGCCGAGGATGCTTCCGTCTTTTTCGCCCGTGAACTCGACCACGTCAAGGCTCAGTCCTACGACGTCGAGTACCCCGAACTGACGGCCCTGCACCTGTTCCCGCAGAGCTCCGAGGCCGACCCCGGCGCGGAGACCATCACCTACTACACCTACGACAAGACTGGTCTGGCGAAGATCATCGACAACTACTCCACCGACCTGCCCCGTGCGGACGTGACCGGCAAGCCCAGCTTCGCCAAGATCAAGTCCATTGGCGACAGCTACGGCTACTCCGCTCAGGAGATGCGCGCTTCTCGTCTGGCTGGCAAGTCTCTGGATGCCCGTAAGGGTGAGTCCGCTCGCTACCAGATCGACGCCCTGACCAACAAGATCGCATGGTGCGGCGACGAGGAAAGCGGCCTGATGGGCGTTCTGTCCGACGGCCAGAACATTCCTCTCTACACCATCGGCGCCAACGCCAGCGGCAAGACCAAGTGGGCGGAGAAGTCCGCCGACGAGATCCTCGCCGACGTGAACGGCATGGCGAAGCAGGTTGCAAAGATCACCAAGAACGTCGAGCGTCCCGATACCCTGTGCGTCCCCGCTGACGTGTTCATGGACATCTCCACCCGCCGCATTCCCGACACCAGCACCACGGTTCTGGCGTTCATTCAGGAGCACGCTCCGTACATCAAGAACGTCGTGTCTACCGCTGAGCTGGATGCCGACTCTCCCGAGACCAATCCCTATGCGGTTGGCGGCAATCCTCAGGGCGTGGCGTTCCTGTTCAAGAACGACCCTCGCAAGCTGACTCTGGAGAACCCGATGCCGTTCTACCAGTACCCCCTGCAGGTCGAGAAGCTGGAAACCATCATTCTCTGCGAGGCCCGCACCGCTGGCGTCATCGTCTACTACCCGCTGTCCGCTCTGATTGCGGTCGGCGTGTCCTAAGAGGGGAAATTTTTATGGGGAGGTTGCCAAGTGGCAATCTCCCCATAACATTCGCGTCAATCGAGAATAACGTCAGGCTGTCGAGGAGCCACCCTGCGGCAGCCCACGAATAACAGGAGGTTCATCATGAAGATCAGAAATAAGGGCTCCAAGATTATCAACATCGGCACGACGATCCTCATGCCCGATGCGTCTATGGACATCAACGAGGCCACTCTCAAGCTGCCCGCCATTCAGGCGTTCATCGCCAAGGGGTTGCTGGAGACCGACGAGAGCGAGGCCGCCTTCCAGAAGGCTGTCGAAGAGGCTGCTGCGAGAAAGCTGGAAGAGGATGCCAAGGTGAAGGCCGAGGCAGAAGCCAAGGCAAAGGCCGAAGCTGACGCGAAGGCCAAGGCTGAGGCGGAAGCTGCTGCCAAGAAGGCTGCAGAGGATAAGGCCAAGGCCGACGCCGCCAAGAAGGCCGCTGCAAAGGCTGCCGACGAGAACAAGTAAGGAG